ATTTCTTTCGCCTCATTGGCGATCAGCCCAACGTAAGTCTTGCCGTTGTCGGGGGTTTCGCCTTTGCCATTGAACTCGAAGCTGACCGGGCGCAGCTGCAACACCGCGTCGAGGCCGGTGGTGTAGTCGAGAATGTTGCGCTTGACCCGGATGTCACTGCTGTCGGCCCAGGTGCCGCCGCCCGGCTTGGCGCAGCCGGTGGCGCTGAACTGGCAGTATGTTGCCGAGGCGTCGCGGGCCTGAAAATAGTGGGCGGTATTGCGGTGCAGGCTATTACCGTTGGCGGCGGCTCCCAGCGCAATGCCGCCGAGACCATTGGTGCCGTCCGGTGACATGAGGTTTGTATAGGATACATCGGCAACAATCGTTGGTTGGGGGGCGCTACCTACTTTAAGCGTTCCCGTTACGCTCAATGCGGCGGTGGCCCGGCTGATCGTCAGCGCCGGCCCTATATACGCCCCGGCATCGGTGTACCTGTGCAGCGCGAAATCAGAGCCGGCGTTGCCGGTGCTCTCGGCCCCCTCGTCGCCCAGCTGCAGGTTCCAGCGGGTCAAGGCGCCACGGAACCCCATCACCTGATTGGCATACGACCCCGCCGGCTTCAACAGCGCCAGGCTCGCGTAACCCGCCGTCTGGATAGCCAGGTCGCCGGTCAGCGTGCCTCCGGTGAGCGGCAAATAGGTCGAGGCGGCGGTGACCGTCGTCAGATAGCTCTGCGCCTTGACGAAGGCGGTCGTTGCGATTGCGGTGGAGCTGTCGGCACTCGCCACTGTCGGCGCCCGTACCGTGCCTGTTCCCGCCGGGACGAGTGAGATGCTGCGGTTTGAGTCCGAGCCTTGCGTCGCAATAGTGGCAGGGTTGCCGGTCGTGGCGTTTTGTATTACCAGATGGTTAGGCACTCCTGATGCGGCGGTTGTCTGGTCTTGTACCCAGAGGATATTACCGCCATTGGCATTCTGAAATTGTCCGGCTTGTGGCGAGCCTCTCCCGGCGACCCGAATGATCGAGCCGTTACCCGTCAGAAAAAGATATGTAACGCCACCGGACACATCGAACTTGAGGCCGTCGGTGCCAAGCAGCGAAACCATGCCGCTGCCACTGCGCGATAGCACGACATCGTTGGTGGCTAACGCGCCGGGCGTGATCGTCAGCGAGTTCTTCGGGGCCAGGCCCACCGTGACGGCATTGGCGAAGATGCCACCTGATGTCCATGTAGCGTTGGAGCGGACATAAGCCGTGCTGTCGGACGGCGCATCGGCAATGCCGCCGCCGCCGGAGGCGTTGAGCGTGGAGCCGCTGAAACTCAGATTGGCCCCAAGCGTGATCTCGCCGGCCGCCGCATCGCTGCCGGTAGGGTTGCCGAGGAGGCGTGCCGCGGTGACGTTCTGGATCTTGGCGTAAGTGACGTTGCCGTTGGCGATTTTGGCGGTGGTCACAGCATTTGCCGCGATCGTCGTCGCAAGCGTGGCGTTGCTCGTCACATCGCCGGAAAGGTTGGCGCTCGACACTATCCCGGTAGCAGTGGCCGCGATTGGGATCTGGCCGGCGGTCATGCCGCTTATCGAGCCGGCACCAGGCGGCCCCGCCGGTCCTGCGGCTCCCGTAGGGCCAGCCGGACCCGGTTCGCCATCTGCCCCTGCCGGTCCTTGTGCGCCTGCTGCGCCCGGTGGTCCAGGCGGGCCCTGCGTCCCGGCCCCGATATACGCCGCCATCATGTCGAGCGTGATGTAGTGCGGCGTCGCGGTCAGCGGATAAAAGGGGTGAATGAGCATGTCGCCCGTCGCGGCGTCGAACAGCGGCCACCAGCGAAGATCGGCGTCTGCCATCAGGCCCACATCCTCTCGGGAGCAAACGGGTCGTACTCCACCTCCACCAGCGGCTTGTGCGGGTGCTCGCCGCCGGCGTCGAAATTGGGGACAACCGGAAAGGCAAAGGTCAGGCACAGCGCATCGGCCCAGTCCGGGCTCGCCACCCCCCGCGCCCGCATGTCGGCCTTGCGCTCCAACTGGATCTCGTCGCGCGCATTGAACCCGTAGGTCGGGGCCACAAGCTGGTCGCGCAAATCCTGGCTGTCCTCAATGGCCCCGGTTACCAGCCACGCGCGCAAGGAGCCCCACATCTCGGCCCGCTTGTTGGCATACCGCTCGCCCTGCGTCACGAGATCGCCGCGGTCCGACCTGCCGCCAAACTGCACATCGTGAACCGACAGGCGCAACTGCCGGCAACGGTCAATCACCCCGCCACCCACCCCGCCGCCGTCAACAAATACCGCGTCCGCCCGCAGCGATTGCGCCATCTCAATAACGCGGGAGGCTAACTGCATCGTGTCCAGGCCGCGCAGGCGCTGCGCCGGTATGCTGCGAGCGTCGCGCCCCTTGCGAATGGCTATGACGGATTCGTCGTCGCCGTAGCGCGCCACGTCCACCCCAATAACCAGGGGATCAAACCGCTGCGATGCAGCTTCGCGAAGCTGCGCCTCAGCCACAATGGCAGCGGAGATGAACTCGCTCTCGCCACTGCGCGGGAACACGCCGCGCACGCGGATGCGGAAGTAGTCGCTGTCCTCGCCATAGGCCCTCGCCCAACGCTCGAACTGACCCTTGTTGGTGAAGCTGATGCGGCGCGCGTCAACCTGCGTCACATGCCAGCCGGAGCCGTCCGCGAAGCATTCGCGGAAGCGGCCGGTCGACTTGGTCGGGTTGCCAAAGGCAAACCACAGGCGCTCGGTGTCGGCGTCGGAGAGAAACCCGGATGCGGTCTCCCAGATGATCGGCGGGATCGCGCTCGCCTCGTCAAAAATCATGAACACCCGCCGGCCCTGGTTGTGCAGGCCAGCAAATGCCTCCGGGTTGCGCTCACTCCACGCAATCATGTCAGTGCGCCACGTGCGCGCCCGCTCCGGGTCGACAGAGAACAGCGCCGTCGCCTCCAAACGAAACAGCGGGCGCCCGAGAAACAGGCGAAACCACTTCGCCAACTCAACCCAAGTCTTTGTTTTTAATTGCGTCTCGGTGTTCGCCGTGACGACGCCGCGGGTGTCGGTCGCCGTGCCCATCGCCCACAACACCAGCCACGCCACCAGCGAGGATTTGCCGACACCATGCCCCAATGCAACCGCCTCAAGGATGGCATCAGCCGGGCTCAACCCGTCGCCTACCCGCCGCAGCAAATCCGCCTGCCACGGTTCGGGGCCAGGCGAGGCAGCCAGCTCGCCCTCGCCCCACGGAAACACAAAGCGCACAAACCCCAGCGGGTCGTCCGCATACGCCGCCAACGCCTCAATCAGCGCAGACAGGTCTTCAGACACCCAAGGCGCTCATGAGGCATGTACCTTTGCGGAAGCAAAACCGAAATTATCGCGCGTAATTGGAGAGGGGGGTCCGCACACCGAGGCCGGCCCCCATCGCCGGCGGCACCCCCCCCGCCAGGCGGTCCCCGCGGGCCTCGCGCGCGTATATATATAGAGTCGGTGACCGATGCCCTGACGTGTCGCGCTGGACCTTGCCCCAGAGCATCAGGTGAGCTGCCGCTGGATGAGCAGCGCAAACGCTGGTGATTATGCTGTCGCACATAGTGGTGAGCGAGGCTTTGCAACATCTGTCGCGCTACGTCATAGGAGATAGTGCGACAGGCTAGCTGCTCTTGTCGTTAGGCTCCATGTCGATGATCGGACCGTCGCCACGCTGTATTCTCTTACGCGCGCGATCAAGCTCCTCGCCGATGCTGATGACGTTGCGGTTCTCATTGACGCTCGAGGACAGCCTCGGCCGCTCGTACCCGACGCAAGCCTCAGCCGCGCGAAGCCTCGTCGCCGCCGGTTGGGTGGGATCGTTCGCTATCTGCAGCAGGATCGCCATTGCGTCTTGAGGCTCGGCGCTCGCTTCCACGCTCAATATCTGTTCAACCCGATCACCATAGCTGCGTGGTAAAAGCTTAGCCACGATCCACTTTCGTGAATCGATCGCTAGCCTCGCTGCTTGAATATCTTCCGCCGTTGCGCCGCGCCTTACACTATCGGCGATATCGACAATTTCATTCGCCCAATATTCTGCCAATGCTTGCCGAGCGCGCGCGTAACGCAAGGCGAATCCATCATGATTTTCATCGACCCATTGATGCACGGACATATCGCGTGGCATATGTGGATCGCGACAGATTGACTTCAGGCTTTCGCCCGATGTCATACGTTCAATTATCTCGGTTGCGAGCTCGCGCGAGTATGGCACCCCGTTATGCGGGATTCTGCGTGGTTTAGGCTTCTCGGCATAAGGATCGACGAGCGGCGGCAATCGATCGACGAGCGGCGGCAACCGATCCATTGCCGCAGGATTCCTAGCTTTTTCAGCCATTATCTAAAATCCGAAACGATCACGCTTGCATTCCCGCATGAGTGACCCTAAATCACCCAAATCAGCCGATGCACGGTGCATCGCAGACAGCGCAAGGAGCGCGGAGCATGACTGATCTTCTCAATCTTCTGCCTTACATCTCTCTCGGCACGACGATCGGCATGCTGGCGTTACCGCCGCATCGCGCATTGCCGCGCCTGTTCTACCGCAAGGTAGGCGGCTTGCATTTCTGGCGTATCGGCCGGCTCGGCGGTTCCTTCTATCTCGCAAGCGCCAAGTAAGGGGAGCGCGGGACATGCTGACAAACGATCAGATGAAACCGAACCGTTTTGCCAAGCTAGCGCGCGGTCGCAAGCTGTATCGCCGCATGCAGGCTTGTTGGGATGCTGGCGGGTTTGTGCGTATCGGCACGGCGACACGGTACACAGACTACAAGCCGAAGCATCGCGACATGATCAGGCTAGGGCAGTCTGGTTCGCTGTACGCGCAATGCCGCGGCCGCACGCATGACTGCATCGATTGGTGCAGCTTTCAATTCTCCGAATAACCTACTCTTTCCCCATGCCCCGTTACGGCGGGGCATTAGGAAGCGGTAGGGACTGCTTCAAAGTCGACGCAATGAGCGTCGCAGACAGCGCAAGGAGCGCGGAGCATGACGACGACGATTCAGTTCTCTCAGTTCTTTTCTGTCGATAGCCCAAAGGCAATCAAAGCCGCCAAATTCAACTATCTGAACGCGATAAACTACATGGCACCGCACAAATCAGGCAACGTCGGCAATCTTTGCAGCCATGCAAGCCTAGGCTGCATCGCGCTCTGTCTCGGTTGGTTCAGCGGGCAGGCTGGCATTGTTGCGCACGCCACCGGAACCAGCAAAGCGCGCCAATCCCGCATGCGCAAAGCACAGTATTTCATGAACGACCGCAAGGCATATCTGGGCGAGATGTTCATCCATACTGCCCGCCTCATCTCCAAGGCGCGGCGCATGAATCTCACCCTATGCGCCCGCCCCAACGGCAGCACGGACATTGCTTACGAGGGGCAGAAGCTGATCGTCGACGCGGCATTTGCGACCCAACTCAGCCGCTTCTCCGGCGAGACGATACAGCCGGGAACGCACAGCATTTTCACATGCTTTCCAATGGTTCAGTTTGTCGATTACACAAAGAACCATCTCCGTTTCAACCGGCCGCTTCCTGCCAACTATCACCTGACTTTTTCTCTCTCGGAAACAAACGAGCAGCACGCGCTCGAGCTGCTGTCTCGCGGCCACAACGTAGCGATCGTGTTCGGTTGCGAGCGGCCCGCAACGTGGCATGGCTACACGGTAATTGATGGGGACGAGCATGATCTTCGCCATCTTGATCCGCGCAACGTCGTGGTTGGCCTGACACCAAAAGGCAACAAGGCAAAGCGCGACACCTCAGGTTTTGTGGTGCGCAATAGCGCCATAGTCTAACGACAACAACAACGCGCGGCGGCAATGCCGCGCCCATAGGAGAGATGGCGATGAAAGCCTTTACGGCGATAGCATTCGGCGCAGCATTGCTTGTAGCTGCGCCGGCATGTGCTCAGAGCTTCGACAGCTACGCGATACAGCAAAAACTCGAAGATATGGAAAGCCGCGCCACTGGACAGCAGCTTGAATTGAATATGCAGCAGGAGAAGAACGAGCGGCGCTTGCGCGAGATACAGGATGATGCAGATCGCCGCATGCGCGATATGGAAGACCAGATAAGGACGCAGGCGGAGGCCATGCGCCTGGAGCAACTATTTCAGCCCTACAGTAGGCGCTAGGCCTCACGATCACAGCTTAAGCCGGCGGGGCTGTTGCGCCCGCCGGCTTTTACCGTTCCACTATGGTCGCCGCTACAATTGGAGTCACCATGCCAACAGATCTATTCCGCCGTTGTGGTCAGTCTCTCTACGGCCGTCAATGGCATGACACGATGGCCGCCGCGCTCGGTATCAACATAACCACAATTCGCCGTTGGGCGAAGGGCGATCAAATAATCCCACAATTTGTTCCAGAGCGCTTGTTGTTGCTATTCACGCAGCGCATGGAGGAATTGAACAGCCATGCATCCGAGCTCCGCAATGCAACCGGCCTGCGCCATGAGTGAGATGCACTCACTGACTCATGCAGAGCTTGACGCTGCCCTGCGTGAGCTCGGCCTCACCCGCAATGCCTTGGCCGCTCTGACCGGGGTGCAGCGTGAGACCGTGTATCGATGGTTGCGGCCACCGGATGCGCACCAGGCGCTGCCCGTTCCGGTGTACGTTGCCACTATCGTGCGCCTGCTGCGTCAGGCTGCCCCGCAAAGCGTCTGCGGCGGCCGCTGAGTGCCCTATACTGGGTCGGCCGCTACCCCACATCCACTTTTGCCCTTCCTGCGCTCTACGGGCTTCCTGGACGTTTCTGGGGTCCACGCCTCGTTCGCCCGCATGCGACCGGCGCCTTAACAGGCGAAACTGGGGCATTTTTCGCGAAACGCGCTCGGTGCCCGGGCTGGGCCGCGCTTTGCTCACTTGCCGGCCCGGGCGTTTTTGGGCCATGGGCGGCACATTGCCGGAATTGGTCCAGAACAATTCCACGCCGTCAAGGTGTTTTATTACCCGCGATGCGGAAATGGGCCGCGAGCACGCTCAGCCCGCCGGCCAGCACGAGTGTTGCGCTTTCGTGCCGGATCGGCCGTTGCGCCCAGCCCTCGCGCCTGGCCCATTCGGCGAGGGACATCTGTGTTCCCAGGATATGCCAGCAGGCTGAGCCGCAGGGGCTTCCCAGGCCGCCCAGGGCGTCGAGCGCGTTGTTGACGCGGCGCCTGGCGTGTTCGACGCCCGATCCGCCTGTCGTGGTGCGCCCCGCGTTGATGCGCTGGCCCAGCTCGTGGGCGCGCAGCGGGTCGAGGTGGGCGAGGCCGAACAGGCTGCTGAAGGTGTTGCCGGCGAGGTGCTGCGCTGCCGAGATGTCGCCTTGGCGCAGCAGGCGGTCGAGCGTGTCTTCGACGAGGTAGGGGCGCCCGATGGCGCCGGCCGCGTCCTGCACCGTCTGCCGCGCCCGCCTGACGCGGCCGTGCTGCAGGCGCTCGGGCGGCATCGGCTCAAGCCTGCTTGAACCTGCGGTGAGTGGGCGTCTGCCTCTCATTGGACCGTGACCGTGTCGGTTTCGTTGCTGATGATCTCCGCCAGGATGCGGGGCATTGCATTGATCACGGCGCCGCGGTCATCGCAGGGCATGCGGCTGATGGCGAGGGCGCAGAAATACGCCGTCACGACGAACACCTCGGCGGCGGTGTGACCCTCCAGCGCGTCCTCGACCGCTTCGACCAGGGCGTCGCGCCTGCCGCCGTCCATCGAAGCGATCAGTTGGGCGAGGGTCACGGCAGGCGCGCCAGCAGCAATGCCAGCACCAGAAACGCGATTGCCGCCGACAGATGCCGCCATCGCGGATGCTCGGGGATGCCGGTGGCGGACAGCAAGGCGAAAACCAAGCTGATCAGCAGGCACAGGGTGGCGATCATGGCGGGCTACTCCGCTGCCTGCTGTGTCGGCTCGATGCCGAGCGCAATGCGGGCCGCATCCCCTGATCCGACGCGGCGCAGGCTCATCTCATCGCGTATCTGGCGCAGCCGCTCGGCGTTGCCCGGATCGTTGCGCTTGGCCTGCACCCTTCGGATTTCCGCCATGCGCTCGGCATTGTCCCTGAATCCGACCGAGCGGGCGTAAGCGTCCATGTCGCTGGGGCCGGCGATGGCGCCGCGTTCCTGCTCCTGGCGCTGCAGCTCGACGCAGAACCGGCGGATGTCGGACGGCAGCGGACGCCGGCTTCCGGTGCGACGCCATTGCCGGCAGGCTTCGGCGACGATCTCCGACTTGAACTCGGCCAGGTCGTCGAGCCAATCCTCAAGCTGCGCGCGGCGCACCGGCTCGGGCTCTGTCGCCAGCCAGTAGTGGCCCATCAGGCGGGATACCAGGGCAAGAATATCTGCCTGCCTCGATGTCGCGGAGGAGGTTGTTTGCTGCCGCATAGATCGTCGCTCCGGGGGATTTGCGATAATCGAAGCCTTCGCTGCTCGGTTGCACATTGCGCAGGCAGCCCATGAAGTACGGGATCGGTTCCGAGGCGCACTCGCCCTCTGTCGCGAGGAGCGCCTCCATCACCGCATAGTCGCCGTGCTTCTTTCGGGCGGACCCGATGAGTCCGCGTGATCCGGGACCGAGGACGCAGACAGCCTTGTCCCAGAGCTCCTTCATCGGACTGCTTTTGACAGCCACTGCGGCGCGCGAGGGCGCAGGCGCTTCAGCGTCAGCGCCCGTAGACCCGTCAGGGTCTACGGAAAGACTCTCTTCGTTCCCTTCTTTATTATTTGTCTCGCTCCTGTCTCGCGTTCGGCGCTTTGGCTGTCTCGCCGATTTTTCGTGAGCCTGATAAATCGTGTAATTACGGATAGTTATAACGGTCTGTCCTGTCTCGCCTTCTGTCTCGATCATGTCTCGCTGGCGCAATTCGCCGAGGAAGCGGCGCACCCGTTCGTGGCCCCAACCCCATGTTTTTGCAAGGAAACGCAGCGAGTAGGAGAGTTGGCCGCGGGCAAGCTCCACCGTCTTGCCGGCAATGCGGACGCGCGTCCTGTCGAACGCCGCATTCTCGATCAGCCACGCCCAGGCGGCGCGGCGGCAGAACGGCTCGTCCTCGCCGAACATCTCATGGTCGAGCCAGCCTCGGTGCATGAGGTAATAGCTCATCGGGCGCTCTCGTGACGGGAGTTGCGAACGGAATCAGGCATGGCGTGGCCTCCGGTTGGCCCGGAAGCGGCCTGCGACAAGGCGCACCTCGCCCGTGGCAAGAAACGCTCTTGCAAAAACCGGTACGAATGGGGCAAGCTGATCTTGCAACCGATCAGCCGGTTTTCGTACCGGTTATGCAGGCCCGCTTTCGAGCGGGCTTGTCTATTTCCGGGATACTTCTCCCGAGGATTGCTCCACCGGACAGCGTAAGCGAGGCGCACCGGACGGGGCAAGGTGCAAAGCGCGCTCATTTGCCCGGCCCCCGCAACACCCCGACCCGGTGATTGCGCTCGCGCGCCAGCCTGGCGGCTGCGGCGACGGCGAGGTCGGCAGCGAGCCGCACCGCGGCCTCCAGCGACAGCTCAGCGACTCCGAGCGGCGCCTCGACGCCGGCGACGTAGACCGACACCCGGATGCGGCGCCCGTCATCCGACACCACGGCCCGGTTGCGGGCGAAGGCTTCTTCGCCCTGGGGCGGCGGCGGGGCGGCGCTCACGCGGCGCGCCCCCTTGCCGGCGAGCGGATCGTGTCTTCGACGAGTTGTATTCTTTTGCCCAGCCAGGTAATAACCGGCACACACATACTGTTTCCGAGGGCGCGATACCGTAAACCGTCCGCCGCCGGCCTGCCGCGATAGGTTATGTCCAGATGCGAATCCGGGAATCCCTGGAGCCGGGCGCACTCTCGTTGTCGCGGGGTCAGCCGGCGAACCGACATGACCCCTGACCTCCGATCTAGCGGGGCTGTTGCGCCCGCTTCGCCTGCATGTAGTGCATCCCGCAGAGCCCCTTCGCGTTCGCGGGGTTCCCGCAAACCGAGCACATCTTCCGTGGCGGTATCTTGTATGCCAGCGGATCGCCGTGCTTCTTCCAGCGTATCCAGTGCTTGTTGCAGAAGCCGTGTCCCTTGTGCGACTTCCCGCAGATTACGCAGGAGCCACGGCGGTGGTGTTCCAGATTGTGGCAGGAGCGACAGATACGCTCCAAGTTCGTCGCGACGTTGTTCCAGGGATCGCCATCCCGGTGGTGTACATCGAGCGCATCCGGCGCTCCGCATTTCACGCATGGCCCCGGCGGTGTCCTCGACCGCGCCATCGCGTGCGCTGAAGTCCAATTTCCCTGAGAGCGTTCCTTGCGTATCGACATGCCGAAACACGCCTGCGAGCAAAACTTCCGTCTCAGGAAATGAATTAAGTACTCCAAGTCCCCATTCGGCAAACGCTTCCGTTCCAATTTGCCGCCGCACTGTTCGCAGTAGCGTTCCGGCGTCGGTTTCCTGTGAGCTGGCATAAGACGAATTATGCCTATTACCATCTTGGATTTCAAGGTTTTGTGGTATCGCGACCGCCCCGACGCCGATCCCGCCCCTGCTGCCGCCCGGCGTCGGGATCGCGTTAGCGGTGCCGTCGTCGGACCACTCGAGGTCGTGGCCGTCGCCCCGGCCCCGGATGGCGAGGGTCATCACATGCGGCAGCGCGTTGATGCAGCGCCCGCGCCCCTCGCCCATGCCGCCCGATTGCAGCGACATGGCCGTGTCGCCGGTGTTGCCGTTGCGGAGGTCCACCGCCACCGGCGGCACCCCCCCGCCCGTGCCGTCCTCGGATGCGTCGAAGCCCTCGCCGCGCAGGCTGTGGGCGACGAAAGTCTCGCTCTCGAAATCCCACCGCTCATTGGCGTTGCATGCGGTCGCAAGATCGATCGGCCCGGATTGATTGCCCCCGCCATAGGCGA